AGAAAGTAAATACAGTTTTTTATACCGGTCCTGGGATGGGCACGTGATGCGGCCAGAAAATTTTCTAAACATAAACAAGGGAAGGACCCTGAGCAGGTCACAGCTGCGGATGCTGGGGATCGAAAAAATTAAAAACCCGAGCTACAAGCGGCAAGCAACAAGCGGCAAGCCTCAAGCAGCTGTTGACATGGTAAAAGATTTATAGTATAGGATAATAAAGGAGAAATTATGAAAGAAGAAAAAACAATAGACACTTACTCAATGATGGGTAAAGAAATTAAAAACACAAAGCAACAATGGGTTGACAGGTGGAAAGACTGTACTGTTAGCTCACTGGCTGGACTGATGCCAACTGGTGAATATAGGGACCTGATTGACAGAATTATAACGCTAGCTGAAGAAGATTTTGAAAGGAGGGTTGAACGTGAAAGTAAAAGAAGCGCTTAAAATAACAGACTCATTTACTAAGACCAGCAAAATGCCTGGTCTTAGTTACAGCTTGCCAGCCTGGGCCTGCCAGACTGGCGCGAAACTCAGGAAGGTTAAGACTTCACCATGTTACGGCTGTTATGCTATGAAAAATAATTATGTTAGATACCCTGCAATTAGAGAAGCGCAATATAGAAGGCTGGACGCTATCAATCACCCACAATGGGTTGAAGCAATGGCGGCTGTTATCAAGCGTCAAAAATGGTTTAGATGGCATGACGCGGGAGATGTACAAAGTCATGAGCATATGGCAAAAATTATTGAAGTGTGCAAGCTCACGCCTGACACCAAACACTGGTTACCAACTCAAGAGCGGCAATACCTGCCAGCCCCTGAAGAGGTTCCGACAAATTTAATTATTAGATTATCAGCTGCACGTGTAGACGGGACCGCTGGCAACGCCTGGACTCACAGCTCAACGGTTGTTACCGATGGCAACCCCAGCTGCCCAGCGCCTAATCAGGGCGGCCAGTGTTTAGATTGTCGAGCTTGCTGGAATAAAGATATAAAAAATGTTAGTTATGGTAAACACTAAAAATGACATTTGTATTTAAACATCCAAAATTTTACAGAATCCCCAGGGATAAATCGGATCAGGCCATTAGCAAACCCGACACTCGCGAAGTCGTTGATAGCGTGCGCCCTGATCCGGGCCAAAGCTCCAAGCAGCAAGCCTCAAGCAAGGTTGGTTCGAAAGCTTCAAGCCTCAAGCAACAAGCGTCAAGCTCCAAGCCGGGTCAAGTGATTGACGCAAGCATCAAGACCTGAGCGGCAAGCATCAAGCTTCAAGCCACAAGCAGCAAGCTCTTTTATTCTCTTTCCTCTGTACAAGTAAACTTCTTCTTTCTCAAAAAGTTTTGAGCCTCGAGACAAGAGGCGAGAAACTAAGATGAAAGTATTGTCAGGGTGCTTAATATGGAAGGCAATTTGGTGGGGTGAGAACTTAATCTTGTTAGCTCTTGTTACCTTCAGCTCTACAGTGAAAAAGTGGCTATTAGTATTATAGCCCAATAGATCGGGAGTACCAAAAGCGCTAAGGTTTTCAAGTCTAGTCCAGGAAATTTGCTTAGTATTTTTCTTAATTTCATGCCAAAATTTAGTCTCAGGTTTCATTAATATTCACCCTAACAGGTGCCTATGTAAGTATGAATTTTTTCAGTTTTGGTATCTGATCTTTGAGGTCGGGTTTGATCACAACTCTAACAGAAGGTTTGCCTATTATAGTCGATTCCTGTACTTCAATTTTACCAATTGGAAAAATATTTCCGCTGCCATTATCCATGTAGATCGTAGCATTACTTACGGCGTTGCCTTTAGTACCATCTGTAAATTTGTCAAGATATTCTTGAAGGTGTCTTACGTACATTATTTTTTTGGTTCCTTTCCTTTACCTGGACCTTCTTTGATTATGTATTTCAATGTACCATTAGCTCCTGATTCAACAGCCTTAACCAGGTGTTTGAATAGGTAGCTTTCTTTTAGTTTTCTCTTGGCCTTGTCTGCGTATTCAGTCAATTTCTTTGTATCTCTCATGTATTGCCTTTTATAAAATGTTAGGGTAAAAGTCAAACATGGGATTACCTAAAAGATTGACAGAGAAGCAGAAAAAATTCGCTGAGCTTATTGTGTATAACGACGGAAGCAGAGATGCTTGGGAGTGTGCAAAAGAAGCTGGCTACGGCCCAGGGTCTGACCTTGCAGCAAGAGTCGCCTCTTCAAAATTAACTAATCCTAAATTGTACCCTCTTGTAGTTAAGTACATTGGTGAGCTGCGCGAGGAAGCCAGAAAGAAGTACGAAGTTACTATGGACAGGCACCTTGAGCAGCTTGCAAAAATACGTGACCAAGCGTTGAAGAAGGGAGCATATTCTGCAGCGGGTAACATGGAAGTAGCCAGAGGAAAGGTTGCCGGATATTACATTGACAGAAAAATGATTAAGACTGGTAAGATAGATGATCTCGATAGAGATCAGTTAATGTCTAAACTAGAGAAGATGGTAGAGGACCATTCAAAAATAATTGAGGGTGAATCTACAGAAGAACAACCGCTAATAGAGCTATCATCAGAGCCGGAAGATGAAATAGAAACCATAGAAGAAACAGACCAAGAGTTACTTGAAGAACCCATTCCAGAAGAGCCAGAACCTTCATTACAATAATATCTTTTCCATTTTAACAATACAACCTTTAGGAAATACATTTCGATCAGAGAATAGACCATCAGCTTCATCGTAACTGGCAAACGTTCTTATGCACTTAGAATCCTTATCATATAGGTAAGCATTAGTGACCATTATTGAAGGCATCATACCATTAAACTCATGAGCCGTAGCGTGCCCGCTATCACCTAAAATATCAAGCCATGTTATTTTGTAGAAGTAATATTTCTTCTTCTTAAGCACTACATGTCTGTATTTTGATTTTTTATTCATAGCTGATTCCTTTCCACTTTATAAGATATAAATATATATAAATATAAAAATTCTGAAAATATTTCTGAAACGCTGTGGAAAATGTGGAAATCATAAAAACAACCTTTAAGTAGTTGAAATCATTGAATAAAAGTTCCACAAAATCTTCCACATTTCGTCGAAAAAAAATGTGGAAAATGTGGAAAATGGCCAAAATCTGCGTCAGAATGTAACAAAAGTTTAGAATTATTCTAAAGTAAAAACGATTTTCCACAAAATTTTCGTGGTTTCCACAAAAGTTCCACAAATTAATTTTACTCATTTTTCCCCGTTTCTCGACTCTCGCTCCTAGCTGCTCGAACCTTGTAATAAGCATCAACTCGGGCCAGCCACTCGTGACTAAGTGCTCGAAACTCGGAGCCATTGATTATGAATCGTTGAAAAAAATTATCAGGAGTACACATCAATATAACTCCTTGCTCGATCTCTGACCCGTGAACGTAGTTATGGGCCATCGCATAAGCCACCATCTGCAACTTATAATCAGTTATCCACTCGATACGTTTGGGCTTGTTCGATTGCTTGAAGTCTATTATACTATCACGCCCCATATAAATTCCAACGAGATCAGTTGCACCGGCATACAGTCCAGGATAGCTTACTACCACCTCAGAACCCCATATTTCCTCTAAATCAGGCAAACCCTTATCGATGATCGTTTTAGCCATCGAATGAGCTTGTACGCCCGCCTCAGTCATGTCTAAGACCTCTTTTTCAAGTATATAACCCTCTAAAATGCTATGCATGATAGTTCCTCGATTAGCAGCAGTATTCTTAATTTTATCCGCTTCAGCGTCTCCAACCCTAGCCTTCCATTTCGCGATAGAATCTAGCTTATCTTGAGGCTGAGTAGCCGATAATATGGTTGTAACACTTGGTAACTTTTCTTGAGATACGTCATAGACTCTTTCATCATTTAATAGTGACCTTGTTGATGTAGGGTAAGTATATTTTTTATTCCACTTTAGATTCATACAAATGTTTTCTCTCTACTATTTTTTCTATTTTGTTTTTATTTTCAAAAGCATACAAAGACGCCTGGTTATTATATGGAAATACTTCCCAACAGATATCTTTATGTCCTTCCAAAGCTAAATAAATCTCTAATAGAAATTTATGTTTGCTTATCTTTATTTCTTTTTTAACGTAGCATCTTCTAGGCATTATTTTAAATCCTTATTCTCTAGGATATTAATTCTAACCCATTCCTCACCATATTTTTTAAGAAACCTTTTAGCCATAGAACGTCTTGCTTTGTCTGACATAATTTTTAAATCAGATATTGGGACCGACTCACCACCTTTTGCTAGCATATCAAAGTCAGGTACAAACCTTCTCTTGTAGTCTGTGATCTGTGCTTCTAAGGAATCAATATACTCATTCAGTTCTAAAATTTCCTCTTCTTGGTTTTTAGATTGTTTCATTAATTTATTACATTTTTTATGTAACTTTTCGTTTCTAAACTTTTCAGTTTTAACTTCTTCAGCTAGTGTTATATTATCTTTCAACTTCATTTTTTTCTCCTTTTTGATCTAAACCCGTATTTCTTATTCCATTTTTTATTACTTATCGTTTTCATATTTTTTATACTCCTCTATTAATTTTTCTGACGGATGCCACACATCAACCGCTGCATGACAGTTAGGACATGATAAATTACTGACAATATCATAATCCTCATTATCTTCGGTATCGTGGTCACCACCCCATATTAATTCTGTTTTACAGTGCCAACAGTTCAAACCTCTAACTCCTTTGCTACTCTGTACTCTGTTAAATCAACTATATTACTGTCTGAGTAATGATCTATTACTTCTTGTATCTTAGGTAGTTTTGTATGAGCAAAAGGCCAAAGCATACAACACACACGATAAGCATCACGAAACGTACAACGCCATCTCCATTGTTTAAGATAAGGTGTACCATCAACTCTGTTCCCTTTTACTTTCTTAGGTATAAGTGTACCTACACCCAATACTTCATGGACCCAAACTAAAACAGATTTATCTGTCATGGTAATTTCCATACTGATACGCATAGAATTAGAAAGTCTGTATCCAGGTTTACCTTTGTGTCTTTTCTTTTTTTCAATACCACGTCTTATGTGTATTGAGCCTTCACCATCAAATAAACCTGCAATGTATGCGCAATCAATTTCCGATATCATTGTAAAGAATTCTTTTTGAACGCTTGAACATTTAAATAGTTTTCTAGCTCTGCAATTTTAGAAGCTTGTTGTTTTATTTTTGCTTGCAACACTCCTCTATGTATTTGAAGTTCTGAAACTACTTTTTGTAGCTCCTCGACGCTCGCTTCTCGCTTAGGTATCTCGCCTTGAGATTCACAGTAACTACATTGATAAACGGTTACGCCGGATAATACATACCCATTTCCGCTACACACGGGACATATTTCTCTATCTAAGTTTGCCATTTAACTTCTCCACTTTCTCTTCGACTAATACTCTTACGACTTGTGCCCTAGACAATTTGGCATGCTTCGGAGCGAGATGTTTTGATAGTTTCGTTAGTTTATTATAGCAGTCATGATCAATTGCTATACTTTTGTATTTGCTTATATCTGTCATTTGTTATATCCTTTCAAAGTTATTTCTGACATATAGGATTATATATTAAAATTACAACAGGAGTCAATGACTAAATTTATAATTGTATTACATCTATGTTCTATGGTTACGGGACAATGTCCTTCTACCCATTTTTCAATAAAAACTAGTTTTGAAACTCACTATGATTGTGCATTAAATGGATATGGGGTTGCTCAAAAAACTTTTATGGAATTAAAAAAAATGGAAGACTTTGAAAGAGACGTTATAGAACAACAAAAATTGGTAGTAAAATTTGAATGTAGAGCAATAAAAATTCACGACATTACTGTCCCACCAAGAAAACCTAAATTACCCGCTTAATTTATTTCTTTTAGTTTTTTCATCAGCGTTTTTAAATTCGTAAATTCTTGTACCTTTTTCAACAATAGATTTAATTCCGTGACCAGACAAATCTATATCTACCCCGTAACTCTTCCATGCTTTCTTAAGTATATTAAGTTCAAGAACAAGTACGCCCCATTGTTTTTGAGTTACGCCTGTTGCTTTTAATGTTAGTTTCTTCTCACTCATTTCTTTCTCCTTTTATAGTTAACCAATCAGTTAATAAATGAATCCTATCTATTTCAGAATTATTTTTAACTTCATGTAATTTTTGATTATTATTAATCTCAAATATCTCACCCTCTTTTATATTTTTATCCTCACCACCTACAATAAATCTTACTTCATCATCAGATACAATAGCTAAATGAGTTCTTTTAACAAGATCAAAATAAGCATCTTGATTATCTACGTGTGGAGCTATGATAGACCTAGAAGGTAGATTAATTAACAATGCACTTGTAATAAAACCTTCTCCGTATTTTTCTGTAAATATTTGTGAAATAGAATCTAACTCTGTTTTATAATTATCTGCTTCAGGCCAAAATTTTCTATTATCTTTTTCTAAATTTCTTTGATTGTATTTATCCATTTCATTCCATATCAAAGGTATGGTCTTTGTATTCATGTGGACCATATAATTTTTTTGCCTATAGTCGTATTTGTGCCAGTCTTCTTTTGTATATTTTAAGACTTTTTCTTTTAAACTATTGATATTGTTGTATTTTTTTACAAAAATAAAATTTTCAGGTATGAGAGACAAATTATCCTTTTCCTTGTCCCTTGTATCTCGTTTGTTTTTTCTGACGCTTCTCGTGTTTATTTTTATTTTTCTTGTGCTGACGTGCACCACGTTTCTTAGGCTTATCCCTTACAATATGATCTTTAAATTTCTTAGCCATTATTCAATATAATTATCTTTTATCCATTTCTTATCAGACTCATCTAATTTAAGATATCTAATTCTGCCATTAATATGTTGTTTTGTATCATGACCACAATTAGTACATCTATAAAAATCAGTGACAATTGCAACTAAAATTGCTTCTTCTTCACACTCTTCACAAACACCGTGAACTGTATCTATTTTTTGAAAATACTTTACTGCTTTCTTATCTATTATGCTCATACTAAATCTTTTGCTTTTCCTATTATTGGTTTGTATTTTGTTTTATTTTCTGATTTATAGGCGTGCATATACTGCTCACGTCTTCCTTCAGGTATCCAACTACAATGAATCCACCCCGAGTTAGGTTCACCTGGAGTATAGAACTCAAGAATTAGCTGATCTGTTTCAAGATTAGTTTTGATCCAATCAGCAACCTCAGCATTATCGACTCCAACACATTCGAAATCAGCCGCCTCAGCTTTTGCATGTTGACTGTCTCGACTCGATCCTATGGCAAGGCACAGGTCTTCTGAACGGAACCCGCTAGTGACTTTAACTCTACCAAAATGGTCCCGGACGGGCTGTAAAATATTTTCACACAAGTCTTTTAGTTTTTCTATTTGACCTGCGTTTGGATTGTTGTTGATTCCCTTACGAACAGCTGTGTCCGATTTAATCAACTCTAATAGAGTAAAATTTCGTGAAAGATTCATTACTCCAATATTAACTTTTTTATAGACAAAGATCCATCTATATTTTTTTCGAGCTCAGCCATTTGTTTTAGGCATTGATACTTTACGTGCGATTTAGCATCACGTCTAGCTGTCCGTGCTCCCTTAAGACATTCAGACATTGAAGGCTGAATACGTGCTTCCTTGATCTCTCCGTGTACAATCATAAGTAGGGCTACCACTAACTCTGTCATCAATGTGCTCCGTTACCGTTTGCTCTTACTTTATCTTTTAAATTTTCAACATCAACTAAAAGCTTTTCAGTTTGTTTTTGTATAAACTGTATGTTTACTTTGTTGTGCATCATGTCCTCGATTCTCGTTTCTATCTGCTCGACACTTTTATAAAGATCTTCCAATAAAAAATGTTGCTCCTGATCCGTGGGCACTTGTTCAGATTTTTTTAATAAATCATTTTCAAACAATTCACGTGATGTCTCTAACGATACTAACCTCGCAGTCAGCTCCGTATAAGCAAAGACTCCCATTGCTACGAGCACAATCAGGCTAGCAACCGTCTTCATTGGCATCTGCACTCTTGCCTCTTCTCCGATATCCAAAGGTTTTTTATTCATTTTCGTATGTTATGTCCGTACCGTGATCTTTTTCTTTTTTGTAAGTTCGTTTGCAAGTACATTTTTCGCAGGTGCATACACCATATTCATCTGCGTGAAGATCTTTATCTTCACCACAATGACAAGGATGAAAACATGTCTTGCAAGTGGTCATTTAACTATTCCAAAGCCACTTTACTAATTTTTTCCAAGGCCAACAAATTATAGTCCAGGCCCATCCTAATATTTTTTTAATCATTTTTTTTCTCCTCTATTTCATAGAAGAACTTGTCGGTATCTTCTGTCCGCCATGCTCTACTATCTTCTACGTTCCATTCAGAAGTTTGCACTTTCCAGTCAGGAGTACTATCTTTCACTGTGAAAGAAGGTATATCCCATATACATCTGTTGTTAGGTTGTGCTGCAAAATTACCATCATCTAAGGCAATTATGTGAGCGCACTTGTGTTCGTGCGGTATTTCCGAATGATCGGTATCAAGTATATTACTATCTGGATGTGCAAAGTCAACGGTAAATAAATACTTTCCAGGGTGCCATTTCTTGTCTTTTCCAATATACTTACCGGCTTGACCGTCTAGTATATCCCAACGATGGACAGAAGGATAATAAGAAAAACAATTCCAGAGCTGTAGTTCATCAAGTCGTCTTGTGGGCACTCCGGATGCATCAAATCCCTGTTGAATAAAAGCGCTAATAGGTAGGCGATAGAATATTGCACCGTTTTCCATAATAGCATGAAATAGTATTGCACGTCCTGTAAGAGCGCTAATACCGAATATGATACAGTCTTCAACTTCTCCCTTATGTTTCTTAAGATCATAAAGATACTCTCTTCTGATTTGTGCATAAGTCGGTGGTATATTTGCATTTAAGTACGCCATAAAAAATCCTCATTTTACATCACCCCACGTTGGGCCTTTTTCATAATCAACTTTATTTTTAACAGAAAGTTTAACTGCATCTTGCATAATTGCAATAATTTTTTGAGCCTGGTGATCTGATTCAACAGATATATCAAGTTCATCATGTACTTGTATATGTGGTGTAATACCTTCATTATATAAATCTAACATAGCTTGCTTGGTCATATCTGCCGCAGAACCCTGTATTAATTTATTTAAAGCTTTGTATGTATAGGCTCTTCTAATTCTATCCTCACCATATTTTCCTTTAGCTTCTTCATAGGTCATAGGTGCTCTTAGTTCACCTGGAGCAAATCTTGCTTCTTCCCATTTATCAAACCTACATACTCTACCGGCAATCGTTTGAATCTCTCCGTCTCTTTGTGAATCTCTCATCGTAGCATCCATCAAACCTTTTACAAAAGGTACACTGTCATGATAATTATTAAAAAGTTTATCAGCATCTTCTTTGTTTTCTAAATCCAAAGACTGTTGAAGTTTTGCTTTACCCATTCCATAAAACAAACCTAAGTTAATAGTCTTAGCTTCTTTTCTTTTTATGTTTGCAAGTTTAGCTACCATTCCATGAAAGTCCATTTTGGGGTCTTTGTTAAACTTAGAAACCATTTCAGTTACAGACTCAGAATTTTTTAAGATAGGATGTTCTGCTGCGTAGTGTAAAACTAATCTAGGTTCTTGTTGTGAATAGTCAAAGCAACCCCAATCACAGTTTTGTTCAGGTATAAATAGTCCACGAATTGCAGGACCTAATAAATTGTTTCTTGCAGGTATTTGTTGTAAGTTTGGATTAGAATATGAGAAACGTCCGGTTACAGTCCCGCCTGCGTCTGATCTTAACTGATTTATGTCAGCATGAATACGTCCATTGTGTTCATGTTTTAATATTGTATCTATAAATGTTGTATGCGCTTTGTTTAATTCTCTAGCTTCTGCAATGTTTTTTATCACTGGATTTTCATGATTTTCTAGTGTAGCTTTTGTAAATGATGGCATCTTACTTTTTGCAGTTCTGGAATAAGATAGTCCAAGGTTGTCAAATACTTTGGAGATCGATCTTGCTGCCCATATTTGTACTTCTACTCCTGTTACTTGTTTCACTTTTGCAAGGCATAGCCCTTCTCTTTTCTCTAGCACATGTTTCAGTTGAATCGCTTTATCGACGTCTACTCGAACGCCCTTAAATTTCATATCTACTAACATAGGAAATAAACTTGTCTCTAAGTTAAATATTCTCTGTAAGTTTTGATCTCTTATCTGCCCTGAAAATTTTTTAAATAATTGTAAAGTTAGTTCAGCATCTGCTTCAGCGTATGCTCCTACCATTGATGCAGGAAGTTTATACATTTCAGACTTTGCATCTACACCAGCTTTGTCTGCTGCATCTTGTAAAGCTTTTTCATTCTTAACTTTACCCAACTCTATAAAAGATAATGAATTCAATGAGTAATACAACCTGTTTTCATCTAATACAGCTGCCATCATCATTGTATCTACAATAATTCCGTTTATCTTTACGCCGTACGCTCTCAACCAACATACGTCATACATTGCATTATGAAATATTTTAGTACAAGGTAATGCACAAATACTTTTAACCCATTTCATTACAGATTCTTTAGCAAAAAAATTACCTTGCTCGTGGCCAAAAGAATAATATCCGGACCAACCATCTACTGCAACAGCAACACCAATAATTTCTCCATCACCTCTTACAGAACCTGAACCCATTTTTTTTAAGTTTGGGTCTCTTGTTTCTAAGTCAATTGCTATGTATTTATAACTACTTAAATCTTTAAACTCGTCCGGTGAGTTCCACATCTCTTCGTTAAATAAATTCTCCATAATCCCTTTCTAGAATCATTTCTAAATAATGTATAGCCTTCTTAATATCGTAGTGTTTACCTTTCTTAGAATGTCTGCAAATATATTTTATAGCATTTCCCTCAGCAAATAAAAGTTTATTTTGATTTACAAACTCTGCAGGCTGAATCTTAAAATCTTGATAGTGATTCCCCTGGACTTGTTTATCTAATGATTTATATGACATACCCTGTACCCTCCTCTGATTGTAGTAAATAAAGTTTTTGTTTAGCTCTGGTAACTCCAACAAAAAATAATCTGTGTTCATTGTCTGGTGATTTTTCAAACTCACCTTCAATAAAATTACTTTGATATTCATCTGCACCAAAGTCTGTAAATAAAACTACGTTTTCACATTCTTTTCCTTTTGATCCGTGTAAAGTCATTATCTTTATGTCAGCTTCTTTCATGAGATCATAATTATTTTGTATTAAATGTTTCATAAAAATTTTTGTATCTTCATCAAAGTCAAGATGTTCCCAACTACCTTCAACAAGTAAACCATGATCTTTTTTTAGTTCTTCTAACGTCACAGAAAAAACAGAGTCTAGAGTTTTACCACTAGCAAAACCCCTTTGTAGATGACCTAGTTTTACTTTTAAAAAAGAGTACATTATTTTTACATCTTTTGAATCAATACTTGCACCATTGTTTAATCTTTTCCAAGTAGTAAATGCTAACATAGAATTTTTATCTAAGTATTTATCACCTGTAAATTCATATCTTAAACCTTTCATATACAAATGATCTCTTGCTTTTTCACAAAGCTTATTGGTTCTACCAAGTATCATCCACTTACCTTTTGAAAAGTCTATGTTCTCTAGTGATGTTTCATAATTAACTTCACCTTCCTCGTCTCTCGCTTCCCAATTCTTTGTCCTACGTTCGTTAAGTCTATCTAATATATTTAAAGCTACTCGATGCACGCTTCTCGGTACTCGTCTCGACTTTACTTGTTCGTCGATAGTTCCTTCTAAGTTTATAAATGTAGATGCATCTGCGCCTTGAAAACCATAAATAGTTTGATCGTCATCACCGGCAATATATGATCTTGCACTTAGTTTTTCTAATTCAAAAAACATATCCCATTGCAACGCGTTTAAGTCTTGAGCTTCATCTAAAAATATAACATCATAAAAACTATCTTTAGTTTTTATTTTATCCGTAAACAAACTGATCATGTCATAAAATTCTATGACTCCTGTATCTTTTTTATATTGCGTTAGTGCATCATCTATTTTTTCTGCGATGTGTATATCTGCCCAACCTGCCATACCTTTTTGTATTGCAGCTTCATTCAAAGATATTTTTTTATTTTTTGCATAGTCTCTTGTAGTTAGTATAGGGTCTTTAAATCTAGTTTTACCAGTGATTGAATCAATACTCATATCAGTATTTAATCTAGCTGCCATTGGTTCATAGAGTTTAAATTGATTCCATTGACTATTACCTCTTAATAATTTTGCACTTACATCGATATTTAATTCTCTTACCCCTAATGCATGCATAGTCCCTATATATCCAAGTTTTTCTTTAGGAAATAATTCTTCAAATCTTTCAGTTGCTTCTTCTGCAGCTGCTTTACTAAAAGTAATGTAACAAATTTTTTTAGGATTAGTTTTATTTTCTTTTATTTCTTTGGCCATATAGTGATTTAATAATCTATATGTTTTACCTGTTCCTGGTGGTCCAGGTATTACTGTTCTATTTTTCTTTTCCACGATGGTTCCTGACTTTCATATTTTGCTTTCTCTGGTTCAACAGATACAATCTTTAACATCTTAAAGCAACGCACTGTTTTACCGTTTATTTTTGGATAATCCTCTTCAATCTTTAATTGAGTCTGTAGTTTTTGTACTACTACATGTTTTGGATACCTTTTATCTGGCCATTTGTTTTTTACTAAATGTTTCCAAAAATCTTTCATTTTAAAATAACTATAGTTATCATCACTATATGCAACACCTCTTTGAATATCATTGATATCTTTACCTCTAACTTTATTTACAAAGTCTTCCATGTATTCTTTTAGTTGGTTGTCTATTTTTAAATCTTCAGTAGCCTTAAGGTCTGTTTCTTGTTTTTCTTGTAAGAGTTTTATTAACATCTTACGCCATATAATTTTAGACATAGGCATTTGTGGTCTATTGATTTGTTCTAAGCACGCCATTGAAAATTTATCTGGCTCATGAAGAACTGCAGTTTCAACCATCACTGTTTGTCCATCGATATCACAGAAAAATAATGGTGGGTCTGAATTATATTTTCTAATTGCAGATATGGTTTGTACCGGTGCATCATCATCACCTACACCATATTTTTTTGTTACACACAGTTTAGAATTACAAAAAGATGATAAAGGTTCATCTTTACATTTATAAAAATAATCTTTGTTATCTAATGATTCTTGAGTCTTAACAAGTTCTGATGCATTGATAGGTGGTTTAAAATATTTTATGTTGTAGTGATTCATTTTCTTTTTCCAAAGATCGTCCTCAGAAAATCTTTTCTTCAGATATACTCCTACATTATACATAGTTTCATTCCTCATTCCTTCACCAACACCTTCAGATAAAAGCGTAACTAAACATGGTGGCATTTCAAGAAAGTCATCTTCTTCTGTTTCTTTTAATTTTAGATTATTAAATTGGTCTACACTTAAAACATTTTTTTCATAGTGTTCAAAAAACTTTTCAACATTTAATATTGGTTCACCATCATTATTGAAAGCATATCTAACTGTATTTTCTAAATTGTGGTAAGGTAGGTTTAAAAAACTACCTACATCGCCACGATCAATATTTATCTTTTCTTGTTTTGGAAATATCTCTGCTCTTGCATGACCAATAGCTGAAGCATATGTTTTTAATTTATCTCTCATCATAACTGCAGGAACAGGTTCTTTTGTAAATAAAAATAAATGTGCACCACCAGATTTTGATCTGAATACTGTAAGTGGTATCTTTTTCTTTTTTAAATCTTGTACTATTTCTTTGTGATCTAAAGGATATACATCCCAGTCAATGCATCCCCATATACAAGTATTGTCTCTTCTTATTGGAATGATACCTAATGCAGGGTCAGTACCTTTTAAATGATCTTCCCACATTTTATCCGTAGGTGGTTCTGTAATTGTTTTAGACCTAGTAATACTTTTACCTTTTGCAGATACCTCACCTGTCTTACGGGTTTCACCACGAGCTATGTCTAAGCCTTCAAATATACTTTTAAATTTTTTTAATGTGTCTGTCATGTCCTGTCCTGTCTGTCGTTGCATGGGCGCTTTGAGTCTCCCCTAGGCGCCCACTTTTCACACTATTTGCCGGCGAATGAGTTGTGAAACTTTTTCGCTCTTTCGTAGAGTGATGCGTTATCAATCATAGCACCTCTTACAACATTAAAGCCATACCATTGATTACCTTTTCCACTGTTAAGTACAGAAGACAGGACATATTTATGACTGTAAGTAGCAGGAGTGAAAGGACCATTTTTGCCTTCAAGTGTAATTGAAGCCATCATTGAATTCCATTTTCTACTCACTTTACCTTGAGAAGAACTCATAGAGATTAATGCAGGTTCTGTAATTTCACCATCAACAATTAAAACAAAATGTTGACCAACTGTTAGAATGTAATTACCGTTTTCAAGACGATCTTTACCTCCAGTATCTTTAGTTGTTTTAGATAAAATATCAGAATCATGACCAAAAATATTTTCTGGTCTTCCTGAACCTGTACCAAAGTCTGCCCACTCTTGAAACTCAAGTTTGTAATAGCAGGGTACAACCTCTATTCCATCAGCACCATTATAACATTTTTTAGTTACGGTGTTTAGGAACATCCCTGGTTCAGCACCTTCAACGTAATTTTGATTACGCTTCTGAGCTTCTCCAGATCCGTTTTGTAAAAGTTTTAGAATTGGTAAGGCCAGATTTTCTGTTCTTACGTTTTCCAAACCTTGTGCTGCATCTGCTTCAAATAAAATATCTGAAGGCAGATTTTCTTTTTTTATAGTCACTTGTTTCTCGTTACTAGTTTCCATATTATCTCCTTTTGATTTTTGTACTGTTACCCGCGTAGATTTTAAAAATGTCAGAAGGCATCTCAAGATTATTCTCAAGACGCTCTCTGACTAGCGCTTTAAGAGTTACAGCATGAACCGTTTCGCGCTGAATTGGTTCAAAGCCATTACTCTTTGCAAGGTCTGCATATTGCAGTGCCTTGTTATCTTCGTCCCGACCAAAGGTAACGGTAATATCATTTTTAATAATATCACCTAGGCCGTTATCTCGAAGCCATTTAAAAGCTTTATCCTTTCTATCTAAAAAATCAGAATCACTTTCGTTTCTTCCTTTTGCAATAGAAGCATAATAAAATGGTTTAAGTTCTATAGATTCACCATCTTTAAGCTTTAATTTTGTAATGTTCATATCTTGCATCATCTTAGGTATTTCTACCTCTGATAATACTTTAGACTGTTCTTTTAATTTTGAAATACTTTTTTCTGCGTTTTCAATTTCGTCTTCAATATTTTTTAATTCAATAACTTTATTAGATAAAGAAGCTGCAGCATCTATTTGCTTTACAGATTCTAATCTATCATCTTCATAATTAATCGTCATACAATTCCTTTCGTAAATTGTATATAATCCTAGACTTTTGTTTTGTCAATACTATTTTTTAAATAAATCTATTTCTATTGGATAATAAGTTTTTTCTTGTCTATCCCATTTTAGAAATTTAAATTTTCCATTTGTCATATCAGAAACTACTGAACAAATAACACCGATAGTTGCGGGGTCGCCTGATAATAAAAGATAATCGTCTGACGTGTAGTCTTTTAAAAGAGTTCTAAGTTTTTGTATTAATGGACCAGGAGAAAGTATCATTTGAGAATACATAGGTAATAAAGTTTTTATTTCTCCATACTTTGCTGCACCCATAACATTATATTTAGGTTTACCTGTTTCTCTATCTGTAGGTATTTCTTGAGTTAAATAAACTTTAGTCATTGACTTTCTCTTTTGGTTTAGTATAGCTATTTTTAGAAAGAAATCAATGATTATATCACATAAGCATAAACTGATATTTATAAAACCTCTTAAGGTAGCCGGCACATCTTTTGAATTAGCATTAAGAAATTATTGTGGGCCAGAAGATATAATAACTATGTGCACTCCAGAAGATGAAAGAATTAGTTTGGAAAGAAATAAAATTCATTTTCAAAATGAAAACAATGGAGCTAAATATTTTGATCATGTTATTGGATTAGATGTTGATTTTCACGTATCTGGTAATGTTATGAATAATGATTGTTATCAAGGTATGGGAACAATACTTCGTGTGTTTGAAGCAAATAGTCAGAGATACTATAATCACATAGAAGCTAGAAAAATTAAAAAAAGAATAGGTGAAGATATTTTTAACTCTTATACAAAAGTTTCTATTGTAAGGCATCCAATTGACTATCTTATATCTAACTATTATTTTTTTGGTATTGATTTACAGAACGTGTCTTTTAGAGATTATGCAATTCAAGCGCCTGTAAAAGATTTTAAAAAATTTTATGAAATAAATGGTGAGTATATAATTGATCACATGATCAGATTTGAAAATCTAAATGAAGATATAAAAAAATTAGAACAAAAAATTCCAGGTCTTGTAGGTCTTGCAGAAAGAATGAAGACTTTTAAATCTAAAATTAAAAGAGTTGATCATAAAGACAAAATTCCAGGAGCTAAACAAAGGCTTAATAGTGCTACTGTAGATTATATGAAAACTAAATTTCCAAAAGCCTGTCAAATTGCTATGGAAAAATACAGTGAATACTGCAAAAAATTTAATTATAAATAGTTGACAACTATCCTAATGTATCCTATTTTATATTTAGAAAGTATAAAATATTATGTTCTATAAATTTAAAACAAAACCTTTTGCGCATCAACTTAAAGCGTTAGAAATGTCTTGGGACAAAGAAGTCTACGCTTATTTTATGGAAATGGGTACAGGTAAATCAAAAGTATTAATTGATAATGTATCTATGTTGTATGATAAAGGAGAAATAAATGGTCTTCTTTTAATTGCACCTAAAGGTGTTTATAAAAACTGGTACGATTCTGAAATACCGGTACACATGGCTGACCATATTGAAAAGAAAACTGTTTTGTGGACTGCATCACATACTAAACCAAAACTAAAAGAACTAAACTCTCTGTTTGAGACAGGAACTGATTTACATATTTTAATTATGAATGTTGAAGCTTTCTCTACTAAAAAAGGTTTAGAGTTTGCAGATAAATTTTTATCTTCTCATAAGTCTATGATTGCCATTGATGAAGCTACAACTATTAAAAACCCTTCTGCTAAACGAACTAAAAATATTTTAAAGATATCAAAAGACTCTAAGTATAGAAGAATACTTACAGGTTCTCCTATTACTAAATCACCTTTAGATTTATATTCTCAGTGTGAGTTTTTAGACCCATATCTTTTAGGTCATCATTCTTTTTTTACTTTTAGAGCTAGATACGCTGTTATGCGTAATATGAATTTAGGTGCAAGAACTGTTCAAGTTATTGTTGGTTATAGAAACTTAGGTGAGCTTTCAGATAAATTAAAACCTTTTTCATACAGAGTTCTAAAAGAAGATTGTTTAGATTTACCTAAAAAAACTTGGATGAAAAGAACTGTATCAATGACTCCAGAACAAGAAAAAGTTTATAAAGAAATGAAACAAACTGCTTTAGCGCATTTAGATGGAAAAGTATTAACTACTAATACTGTATTGACTCAACTGATGCGTTTACATCAAATAACTTGTGGCCATTTTGTAGCTGATGATGGCTCTACAAAAGACTTACCTTGTAAAAGAGTTGATGAACTTTTAGACATTGTTGCACAAGTTGAAGGTAAAGTTGTTATTTGGGCTCAGTATCAAAGAGATATTAATAAAATTATAAATGCTGTATCAAAAGAATATGGTGAAGATAGTTATGTTGATTATTATGGATTAACACCTCAAGAAAAAAGACAAGATAATATAAAGAAATTTCAAGAAGATGACAAGTGCAGATTTTTTATAGGTACAACACAAACTGGCGGTTATGGTATCACATTAACTGCTGCAAGTACAATGGTTTATTTTTCTAATGGTTATGATTTAGAAAAAAGAACTCAATCAGAAGCTCGTATAGATCGTATTGGCCAAACTAAACCTATGACTTACATTGATATTATTTCTGAAGATACAGTTGATGATAGGATAGTTTTAGCGTTACGTAAAAAACAAAACATCGCTAGTCAAATTATGGGTGAAGAAATTAAATCTTGGATTTAATTAATAATATCTGAAAGTAAAATTATAATTACGGCTCCCATACCACCGACAATCCAATACTCTAATCTTTTAATTCTTTCTTGCATTTCTTTTATTTGTTCGAAGGTTTGTTTTTGCATTATTCTACAAAGTTTTTCGTGTGATTCAATTTTTTCTAATGCTGATTTTTTAGGCATTATTAATTCCTCTTGATCTTAGTCTTATTTGTTTTTCAGAAGGTGATAAATATGACTCTTCCATAGGTGTTAACCCTGAAGCCATCATTGGATTTTGTTGGACCGGAGTTTTAAAAGCACCTGGATTTGGCATAGGTGTCGGCGGTAATGGTGTCATTGACGACTGTTGTCCTTGAATATTTTCTAATTGAGGTAGATAATTCTCTATTTTTAATTCTAAAGGACTATCTAAACTTTGATTTTCAAAATCTTTTACCATTTGTTTTATTAAAGACTCAACCGGTAAGAACGGATTTTCTATTCCACCTTTTTCTGCATTACGTTCAAACGCATCTTCTATTCCATCTGTAACTTCAAATGCATTAAATTTTCCTCTTAATAATCTTTTTAAAGTTTTCTTAGAAATATTTCTTCTGTCAAATATATTTTTTAAGTCTTTGTCGTTTAGACCTAAAGTCTCAGATGCATTTAAAACTTGTTTCATATTTCTTTGTGTTTCAAATAAAGTTTTGTTTGCAATAAAAAATCTTTCAACAACTTCTTTAGGTGTTTTTCTCTCACCACTTAAAACTCCAAATCTTCCTGACGTAAAGTTTTTTCTATCTTCTGATTGTTCTTTTTGGAATCGTCCAAGATAAAAGTCTAGACTTCTTTCAGGGTCAATTTTAATTGGTCTCATACCGAATATACCTGCAACTTCTGGTCCTATTTCATAAGTAGCAGCTCCTTTTCCAGGCTCTCCTGTAATTGCTTTTATAGTTCTTTGGAAAGGTTGTGTAGACGGCAACATTGTTTTAGCAAGATGTTCAGTTATAATTAAATATTTTTCCATATCTGGAGTTCTATCTCCGTAAAGTTGTTTACCTTCTCTTGTTCTTCCGTTTCTACTCCATATATCCATAAACGCTTCTGTATAAATAGATTCAGATACGAAAGGTGAAGCAGTTTGAGCGGTAGCATCTAATATACCTCTTAAAAAACCTTTAGTTAAAACCTCTTCATCTTCTATTCCTTGTTGGATGTTAAATAAAACTGTTTGGAAAGGTCTTGTAAGAGTATCATAGACATTATTTTTAGACCAATCGATGTAGTAATATTCTCCACTTGTTGGATTTTTAAATAATATTTTTTGTGAATCTCTTGACCATGGAGCAACGAAATAATTAATTGCATCCGCTTCTTTATTTGTAACACCGAATATAGATTTAGATCCTTCGACAATACTATAAGGTAGTACAGCAGTAGCAAAAGTTGCTCCTGTTAATCTTTTCATACCTATTGCTCTTGTCACTGGATTTTTAATTTCTTTTATCGCTTGATTAAAAATACCAAAACCTGTTCTAAATATTTCTGATGGCCATGACATAAAATTACCAAAAGGTGACATACGCATACTTCTTACAAACTGACCTACTCTTGCATAGTTAGGTACTGTATTTTTTACTACCTCAGCTACTTCTTGTTTTATGTTTGCAGGAATAGGTAAACCTTTTTTTGCGTAAGCATTTCTTAATCTAGCTAGTTCTATTTCATAATTATATATTTTCCAAAAATCATCTTCTGCAACGTATGCGTCTTGAAACGCTTTAGTAGTTTTTTTAACACCTCTACTTATTCCTTTACCTAAGTTATTTAACAAAGGTTTTAAGACACTGTCTGTAGCAATATTACCATCACCAAATCTAACATCTTTAAATAAATTACGAATATCACCAAGTCTTACGTTTGTATTTACAATACCTAGATCTAAGTATTCTCGATACTTGGCCATAGCTTCTGGTTGTCTCATACCTACTTGAACTACTTTTCTAGCTTCGTTCATAGCTTGTGCCATTAGTCTAGGACTTGTTAATATTGTACCATTAGCAAGTGAAAAAGCTGCAGAACTTAAAAAGTTTCTTATGTGTGTTGGTATAGATAAAACAGTTTTAGCAAACTGTGCTCCAGCTTTAGGTGTAAGTAATCCATATCTGTATGCAGCTGCGGCTGTTCTTCCTAAAAGACCTTGTCCTTTAGCTTCACCTCTCATCCAATCTTGAAGTCCAGCTACACTTTCAAAACCTTCTGCAATATCTTTTGAAGTATAAATATTTTCATCCGGAAAATATTTACTCATTTCTTCTGGCATTTTTACTATTGGAGTTTTTGATCCAAAGGCTTGCTTAGCAGCTAACGGTGTAGCATGAAAAAAACCTCTAGCACCTTCTGGAGTTTCAGATGTAATTCTAGATTTTATTGCTTTGTCTACATCAAGCATGTCTTGAAAAAGTTCACCACGTCTAGCGATTGATGACAGTCTTGAAACAGATGCGAATATAGAGTGACGTGCGTCTTCTACTTCACCGAATAATTGTCTAAATGCTTTACTTCCTTTACCTATGACACGAAAATCTTTTGTACCATCTGGTAAATTTTTTTCTAAAGTTTGTCTAAAAGTTTTAATATTAAAAGGAGTATCAGCTCCTTTAGTTAAGTTTACATATTCAAATGTAGGTAGTGTATCTTTTTTAGGGTTCATTTCACGAGCTTGACTTACAATATCATCAACATAAGACTCTGCTTGTAATCTTGTAATTGGTTGATTATTTTTTGCAGCGTATCTCATAAAAATATTAGCTACTCTATCAACTGTATCTTTTGTTGGTTTATATTTTTGTAATAAACCTGCGTCTGCATTTTCAAATATTTCAAAAGTATTCGCTATACTATCTTTTACTCTACTACCTAATAAACTAGAAAATTCTCCCTGCATAGTTTTAGGAAGATCATTTACTGAAGGACTGTTAGAAGCAATTTTTAAAAGGTCTACAAAATAACTTCTACTATTCTTTATTCCATTTAAAATTACCTCAACCCCTTCTGGAGTTGCTCCGTTTCTAGTTAGTAAATCTACAAAGTCTAATGTTTTAGCTTCGTCTAGTCCTTTAACTAAATCACCTTCAAACAAAAGGTCATTCATTTCTTTATACAATTGTTTTCTTTCTGCAGTATTGGCTGCAAACAATATATTTCTAGTTTCAGGAAAAATTTTATTTACTTCTTTATCAATTCTACCTACTTGTTCCATTGCAAAGTTAGTATCAACCATCTTACTAGCTGATTCTTGTTCTCTTGCTAAAGCTTGTTGAACCGGTTTATTTCCTCTAAATCTAAATACACCACCAAACTTATCTAGTTTTCTTTCAATAGCATTATCACTGTATGCAAGATCCTTACCTTTTTTTTGAAGAAGGCTTGATACTCCTCTTCCTATTCCATAAACAATGGGAGTAACTAATAAAGACTCTGAACCAAATTTAAACCTATTTAATAATCTTCTTGAAGCATCATCTCTTTCAGACTCTCTAATTTTTCTATCTAATTGAGTTGGACCAGCTTCAAACGCATCTCCAATAGTTCCTAATTTTTCAACATCAGCTACAAATGTTTCTCCAGCTAAACCACCAACAACGATTGCTCCAAACTTCTGTCTTCCTGTTAACTTATTTAAACTCTCTGTTGCTTTAAGTCCATTTTTAACATTTTTACTACCAAGATTAAGATAGTTACCTGTTTTCTTAGCATTTAAAGCTTTAGTAGCTAGTTTAGTTGCAACCTTAGCACCTATAGCACCTGGTACTCCAATTTGAACTAAAGCTTCTGTAAGTCTACCTATAGCTCTTTCTTGTGCTAATTCTTCAAAAGGATTTAATGTGTCAAAAAATTGTTCAACCTTTGCAGCTGAGTTTGTATCTAAACCTAAATCTATTAAATCAGCAGCTAATGATATAACTCCTTCCGGAACTTTTATAGCACCTGATATAATCCCAGCTGTTGCAGCAGTTAGTCCTGATATATTACTATTATCTTCAGCTTCGGATTCTAAAGATTCATCTGTGTCACTAGATTTTTTTTCAGGTTGTGAAATTGTTGAAGGTTTTTTTTCTAATAGTTCGTTTATATCAAAAGTAGTTTTTTTATTTACATTTGTATTAGTTCCAGATTGTTGTTTAAGGATTTCGTCAAGGTCAAAAGCCATTTACCCTCCTTATATTATAGGATTAAATCCAGAATCTAAGAAAATTTTCTGTTGAACATTTGTTGCATCATCTCTATCTAGATAAAAATATCTAGCACCATCAGGTATATTTTTTTCTCCTGTTTTACTATCTGTCATTGTTACAGCAATTTCATATAAAACATTT